CATACCCCCCGTATGTCCCCACCGGCAAGCACCACTCTATGTATGCCGTGGAAACCAGCAACCCGATGTTCTACACCTGGATGCCCCGAGCTCACTCATACCCCCCGATGCAAGCAACACACACGAGAGGTAGAGCAATCGCGTAAAGAGCGAGAGACGTGGCGAGACTATGGAGCTGAGTGGAAGATCGCAAGAGCAAAGGTTCTAAAGGCTGAGCCTCTGTGTCGCAGCTGCGGAGAAGAAGCTACTGAGGTCGATCACATCGTCGCACTGAAAGACGGAGGAACACACGCACTGGAAAACCTACGTCCAATGTGCAAATCGTGTCACTCAAGGCGAACATTTGGCGATACAATTCGAAAAAAAAGGTAGGGGAGTCGGCGAAATTCTGCAAAATTTCTGCGGTACCGCGCCTGAGGCTTCGCCCGCAAAAGGACAGGTTAGGCCAACTATGTCACCGAACGGAATCGGCGCACTGATAAAAGCACCCCATAGGAGGAGCTCGTAATGGCAAGACCGGGACCGGCACCAACACCAACGCACCTGCGCGTCGTTCGCGGAGTGCGTGCTGACCGTATCAATCAAAAGGAACCGAAGCCAGCCAAGAGCGAGCCGCGCTGTCCGACGTGGCTCAGCAAAGATGCAAAGGCTGTGTGGCGACGCACCGCCAAGCAACTGAAGCTGATGGGACTACTCTTCGAAGCCGACCAAGACATCTTGGCTGCTTATGCTAACGCAGTCGTGAACTACCAACGCTCGACCGAGATTGTGGATCGAGAAGGCGTGCTGGTCGAAGGCCGGCGTGACGGCATGGTAAGCAATCCAGCTGTAAGAGTGCAGCGTGACTCCGCGATGCTGATTCGCCAGCTCGCCGGCGAATTGGGCTTGACCCCGTCGGCACGCACGCGATTGAAAGCGGATGGAGAATCGTCTGATGACAGCGATCTCTTGGACTAAGCCTCTCCATACGTCGGCTGGCAAATACCTTCCCGATGGAGCCTACTACGACGAGCAGGCGGCAGATCGAGCTGTGCGTTTCTTCGAGCTGCTACACCTGGTGGAAGGTAAAGGTGCCGGTGAACCGTGGCCGTTGATGCCGTGGATGGAATACGAGGTCATTAGACCGCTGTTCGGATACAAGCGAGCTGACGGCACTCGACTGTATCGCACTGTGTGGGTGGAGGTTCCCCGCAAGGCAGCTAAGACTACCATGTGCGCCGGTCTCGCTCTCTATGGTCTGTTGGCCGACAATGAACCCGGAGCTCAGGTTTACATGGGTGCTCGTGATCGAGCTCAGGCAAGACTATGTTTCGAGCTGGCGCGAAAGATGGTGCAGGCATCTCCAAAGCTACGTGGCCGGTGTCGTGCTGTTAGATCATACATTGAGGTGCCTAAGACTGGCTCTGTTCTCCGCACAATCTCAGGTGACGCGCTGGGGCAACACGGGCTCGGGGCAAGCCTCTGTGTTCTCGATGAGGTGCACGCACATAAGAGTCGCGAGCTGTGGGATGTTCTCAGCTCCTCGGTAGGAGCACGTCGCCAGCCAATCGTTATTGGAATTACTACCGCCGGTGTCTACGATCCGAACCACATCGCATGGGAGCAGCACGAGTATGCTGTGAACGTAGCAAACGGAACACACCGCGACGACAGCTTCCTCACTGTCATCTACGCAGCTGAGGACGCTGACGACTGGGACAATCCTAAAACATGGGCAAAGGCGAATCCGTCTCTTGGAATTACTGTAATGCCGGACTTCCTTGAGAGCGAAGTGCAGAAGGCTAAAGTATCGCCAGCTCGTCAGACTACCTTTGCTCAGCTGTATCTCAATCGTTGGACCAGGGAGGTCAGTCGTTGGATTGACATGCGAGCTTGGGATGCGTGCGGCGAGACACCTATCGACAAGAAGGAGTATGAGGGAAGACCTTGCTACATCGGGCTCGATCTTTCGAGCACCACAGACATCAGTGCTCTCGTGCAGCTCTTCCCTGAAGAAGATGGCGGATACACCGCGATACCGCATTTTTGGATACCAGGGGCTGACCTTCGAGAGCGTGAGAAAAGAGACCGGCTGCCATACGGAACATGGGCCGATCAAGGTCACATCACCCTGACTCCGGGCAACGTCGTGGACTACAAATGGATCAAGCAAGCTATCATTGACATCGCTGACAAGCACCCGATTTTAGAGCTTGCCTATGACCCGTGGAACGCTACGTCTCTGATAACCGATCTCCAGGAGCTTGGAATGCGAGTCGCTCCAACACGGCAGGGATTTGCAACCATGTCAGCTCCGACCAAAAGGCTTGAGGCACTCATCCTCTCCAAGACGCTAAGGCACGGAGCACACCCGGTGTTGCGAGCGCACGCCGACAGCGCACTCGTAAACATGGACCCGGCTGGAAACATCAAGGTGGACAAGGCTCGGTCTGTGGCTCGTATCGACGGAATCGTCGCGCTGGCCATGTCGCTGAATTCGGCCATGCTCACGGGCTCAGCGTTTACCGGCAAGAGCGTCTACGAGGATCGGGGGGTCGAGCTACTGTGAGTATCACAGCATCAGCAGTGACTGTAGGAACCGCAGCCACAGCAATCATCACCGGCGATGACTATGCAGCTGGCAATAAAGACGGTCGCGTCACATACGAAATTTTGAACAACGGATCGGTGACGATCTACATCGGCGGAAATAGCTCCGTCACAACCTCAAATGGCTCTCCCATCCCTGCGGGTGGGGCACGAACACTCGATCTCCGGCTCGGGTCAGTCGTTTACGCAATCGCAAGCTCTGCCGGCCAAGACGTTCGAATCCTGAAGGTGGGGTAATCATGCCTGATAGCAGCTTCTATGCACCCGGTGGAGCCGGTGCCGGTGACCTTGACGGTCTGACCGATGTAAACATCACAGACGCATCAACCGATGACGTTCTGCAATACGACGGCACCGAATGGGTGAACGGACCAGCACCCGCTGGCCACATCGACCTCAATGACCTCGAAGATGTAGCAACGGCTGGGGCAATACGCGACAGCGCACTAATCTTCAACGGGACGAGCTGGGAAGACGGCGATCCTCGAACAGCATGGCCAGCAATCGCACCAATCGGGACCAGCCGCTACTACTTCCCAATCGGCGACGGAACGCAGAATACAACGAACGCATTCCCGCAAGCTATGCTCGCAGCTATCCGTTTCAACACCAATGTGACCATCTCCAAATGGGCATTCGCATACAACGGCAACGGAACGACAGCCGCTGGCAATACAGGTATGCATGTTCGTGGTTTCATCTATGATCAAGGAAACACCGGTCGTCCGCACGGACTCGTGAAAGACTTGGGCTACACCCTGGTCAAATCGAGTGATGACGTGGGTGGTTTCTCCAGCGAGGTGCGGGAGATTACTCTCGGATCGACAGTGAATCTAACAGCTGGAACAGTCTACTTCGTAGGTATGGCAGTCAATCCGGTAAACACCGGCACACACGACAATGCAGACGGACCGCAATTCCTGACGCTGGCGCAGACGCAGCACAACCCGTTTTGGAATAACGGAATCAACCCGGCAAACTTCTCCAGTGGGCCGTATGGTTTTTGGGCTGGTGGCTACTACAATGGCAGCATCAATCCAGCAACTTTCAACTACGAAACGGACACACTGCCGAACAACATCCAAAACCAAATCGGCTCGGTTCCCGCTGCGTATCGGATCGGACTACACGTCAGCGCGATAAGCTAAGGAACGACAGTGCCTAATCCATACAAGAGGCTCGCATACTCACGGAAGGTTCTCGTCAATCTAAAGACTGGCAGAGCTTTCCGTGGGTATCTCATAGAGGTATCGGGAAGCATAGTGCTTCTCAAGGGTGCTTCGCTGCTTGAGCCGGGCTCTGAGCCGGTGGACGTAGCTGGCGAGGTGCTCATCGAGCGAGAGAACATAGACTTTATTCAGGTCACGGAATAGGAGTAAGACATGGCAATCGTCGAGAACGCAGACGGTCTCGTCAGTGTCCAGGCGAACAATCTCCTGAACCGACCCGATCTCAGCGGGCAGATTAGTCTTTTCGATGGTCGTGGTATTGACTACGCTGACCTCTACAAGGCGCAGCACGAGGTCCGCTCTGTGGTCGATTTCTTGGCACGGAACATTTCGCAGATTCCTCTGCATGCCTATCGACGAGATGGCGACAATAGCCGTTCGCGCATTACCGGCACATCGCTGACACAAACTCTTGAACAACCCGACATCTACACTACTCGTTCGCGCTGGATGGAAGGTCTCGTAAAAGACCTCTGCATCTATGACGAAGCTATCCGAGTCAAGGTTCGGAGCGGAGATCGCATTGCTCTCGTCAGAGTGCCACCAAACATGGTGCAAGCTCTTGGAGACAATTGGCTACGTCCGGAAGGATACCGCATCAAGGGAACCAACGGGACAATCGACTACACTCGGGATCAGGTTATTCACATTCATGGCTACAATCCAAAAGACCTGCGAAAGGGTCTGTCGCCGCTTGAAACTTTACGTCAGCTACTTGCTGAGCAGCAAGCTGCTGCCGAACATCGTGAAGGTCTGTGGAGACAGGGTGCGAGAGCTTCACTGGTCATTGAACGTCCGATCGGTGCCCCTCAATGGAGTGACACAGCTCGTGCGAGATTCCGTGCGGACTGGGATGCCAGCTTTACCGGCGCAAAGAATTCAGGTAAGACTGCAGTCCTCGAAGAGGGCATGATTGCCAAGCCACTACAGACATTCTCACCGAGAGACGCGCAGTATCTTGAGAGTAATCAACTTGCTCGGGAAATCGTTGCTGCTGCCTACGGAGTGCCTGCCGGTCTGCTGGGTCTCGGAAATGCGAACTACTCAAGCCTGACTGAACAACATCGCCAGCTCTACACTGACTGCTTAGCTCCCTGGCTAACAATCATAAGCGAGGAACTTGAAGCTCAGCTTCTACCCGAATTCAACGAGCCAAATGCCTATCTCGAATTCCAGCTGCAAGAAAAGCTGCGCGGGTCATTCGAGGAGCAAGCCGGTGTTCTGCAAGCTTCCGTAGGAGCACCTTACCTCACAAGGAATGAGGCACGTGCTCGTCTCAACCTACCGGCAATCGACGGCGGAGACGATCTCGTGACTCCGCTCAATGTGCTCGTAGGCGGTCTCGCATCACCACAAGATACCGTAAGCGATGAGCGAACCCTCGGAACACTTTCTGCTGATAACGTAGAGGCTAAAGCAGCATCACTACCTGATGGCGAGAAGCAAGCAATCAGCAGACAGACTTTCTTGGAGATTCGTCAATCGGGAGCGGACTCAATTGCTCAGGTGCTCAAGGACAATCTCGAGAGGCAGAGTCGATCTGTTGCTTCAAGACTTGGAGCTGCCAAATCCGCAGAGGTCAAAGCTGACGCACGTCGCGTTTACGACCGCGCCAGGTTCGATAAGGAGCTGGCTGCTGACCTTCTACCTGCGCTAACAAGAGTCACCAGTCGCTCAGCAAAAATAGTAGGTGAGTGGGATGTAGATAATGCTCGAAACTATCTCGCAGCTGTAGCTGATGGCGCGGCAAAGCGTATCAACAAGGCCACTCAAGACCGGCTGTCTCGTCGGTTCGCCGATCTTGGAGACGAGGATTCGCCGGTAGACATAGCTCGTGAGATGTTTGAAGAGATGGGAGACGCTGACACGGTCGGCTCTTCATTTACACTGGCCACTGCGATGGCGAACTTTGGACGAATCGAGTCAGCACAAGCCAACAACCGTGGAACTAAGACATGGATTGTGACCAGCGGCAACCCTCGCGGGTCGCACGCAGCTCTGAATGGCGAGACAGTCGCAATCAGCGACACCTTCAGCAATGGAGCTCGTTGGCCGGGCGATCCTGACCTGGATGACGACGAGCGAGCTAACTGCCAATGCATGGTAGACTTCGTAGGATAACCCATGCCATACTTCGTGACAAACGAAAACCCTGACTGCTCAGGCTGGGCCGTTGAGAAAGAGGATGGCGAGGTAGTCGGCTGTCATCGCACGAGACAGGAAGCTGTAGATCAGATGGTAGCAATCTCATTGGCCGAGGACATTCCGGTAGGTGGGGAACGTAGTGCCGGTCGCAAGCAATACTCACCCCCGCAAGGAGCTCGTGAGGAAGCTGAGCGAGGGCTGCGCTGGAGACAGGAATACGGACGTGGCGGGACCGAGGTAGGGGTAGCTCGCGCACGAGACATTGCCAACGGTCGAAACCTCTCCGAAGAAACAATCGGTCGCATGGTAAGCTACTTCGCTCGACACGAGGTAGATAAGCAAGGTCAAGGATGGTCACCGGACGAGGAAGGCTATCCATCTGCCGGTCGAATAGCTTGGGCACTATGGGGAGGAGACCCCGGACGTGCTTGGGCAGAACGCATTCTCTCGGAACTTGCCGATGAGGAATCCGCACGCACTCAATCAACAACGGGAAAGGAGTCCCATAGCATGAACATCAAAAGCTTTCCAGCTGAGATCGAGGTAAAGGCAGTATCAGACTCTGAGGCACCTCATGGGTCATTCACTGCTCTCGTATCTGTATTCGGAAACACCGATCTCGTCGGCGATAGAGTCATGCCTGGCGCATTCGCTAAATCCCTACAAGGTTATGCTGCTGCCGGTAAGACACTGCCGGTGGTGTGGAACCACGATTTTTCTACAGCTGAATCATTTATCGGAAAAACACTCGAAGCTGAAGAGACCGATGACGGCCTGCTAATCAAGGCAGCATTCTTCGACACGCCGCGAGCACAGATGGTTCGCACGCTTCTGAACGAACGAGTAGTCACTGAATTCTCATTTGCCTATGACGTGATCGACGAGGCAAAGGGCGACGACGGAGTCAATGAGCTTCGTGAACTTCACATCTTGGAAGCCTCAGTCACCCTCAAGGGTGCCAATCCAGCTACCCAGCTCATTGCAGCAAAAGCAGCTCAGGTAAGCCGCAAAGCCGAACCTGGCGAACTGTCTGAAGGCTCCTACGTTATGTGGGGCCAAGACGGTTATGGCCGAGTCGAATACATCATGACCGAAGGCTTCTTCGGTGTCGATGGCGATCCTCTAAGCCTCGAAGCAAGCGAAGATGATCCCCTCGCTCTCGTCCGTATCTACGAACAGGAAGCGGATGTCTATTCGGCAACCCAACTATTCGTCGGTTTCAGATTCTCCGAGCTCGTAGCGAGTGAGGAGAAAGCCAAGAGTGGCCGTGCCACTGTTGCCAACCGTAAGGCTGGCCGCACCCTATCTGCGAAGAACGAGAACTCTCTCCGTGAGGCGAAAGCACTCTTGGACAATGTTCTCGGTTCTCTCGAATCACCGACCGAGCCGGTCAAGGCCGAGGAACCTGCATCGCAGGTCAAGGCCGAGGAACTGGGGATGGAGCCGGGAGTCGCAGCGTCACTGATTGAGCTCTATGAGCTTGATGCACTGACAGACCTCAACCCAACCCAATCCAACAAGGAGTAGAACATGAAAGACTTGATCGCTCAAGCAAAGGCCGCTGCTGAAGCCGCCGCTGCTGAAGGCCGCTCCCTGACCACTGAAGAGCGCGAGACAGTAGAGTCCGCAATCGCCGGTGCAAAGGCAGTAAAGGCCGACTCAGAGCTTCGCAAGGCAGTAGATGCGCTCGGCGCAGAGCTTGCTGATGTAAAGCCTGAAACCACTGCAACAACCACAGCTCGCACACCTGGTGCAAAGCTTCTTGGCGACGCAGCATTCAAGGGATGGCTCGACGCAGCCAACCGCAACGGAACACCTGATGTAAAGAGCCTATCTAATTCCCCAACAGTCGCTGTTGGTGGTCTCAAGGCTACTCTTCTTGGTGGCTCAGATACCTCAGCTGGCGCAATGGTGCAGAATGACATGTATCGCCCGGTCGCACAGGCATTTGGTCGCGACATCACAGCAATCAACCTCGTCACACTTGGCTCAACCACATCTGACTTGGTCGAATTCGCACGTGCACAACGCATCACCGGCGGACAGTCTGTAAACTCAGCTGCCCCAACCGCTGAAGGCGATCCTGCTGCTGAATCAACAATCACCTTCGTGAAGGATACCGCAGCAGTCCGCGACATCCGTCACTTCATTCCAGCTTCAGTCCGCGCACTCGCAGACGCTGCTCAGCTTGAAACCCTCGCAAACAACTTCCTAAGCTACGGCATTCAGGAAGAGATTGAGGACCAGCTGATCAACGGAAACGGTCTTGGCGAAAACTGGACCGGTATCTTCAACACAGGCTACGTGCAAGCACAAGCCTTCGATACAGACATTGTCACCTCGATCCGCAAGGCAATCCGCAAGGTGCAGACAGTCGGCAACAGCCGCGCATCTGCAGTGCTGGTGCACCCTGAAGATAACGAGAAGATTGACCTGCTGCTCGATGGCAACGATACCTATCTGTTCGGTGGACCGGCAACAGCCTCAACACCTACCATTTGGGGTCTGCCACGCGTG